GGTATTCATACAGGTGGTGGTAAAGCTGCACCTGCTGGTGAAAGATTATTAGAATTAGAAAAAAAAGGTATTGTAGATACCTTTAAAGGGTGGTCAAAAAGTAGAAACAAAATCTTAGTTTGTCCATCATCACAAACAGTTACTTTTCATATTAATGGTATATCACAACAAGAGTGGATAGACCAAGTTGTTGCACAACTTAAAGAATATACAGACAGAGAAATTGTGGTAAGAAATAAACCACGACCTGGCAATCAATGGTGGAATACAGATATTAAAGATGACTTGAAAGACGCTCATGCTTTAGTAACAAATATGTCATTGTCAGCCATTGACGCAATTTTAAATATGGTACCAGCATTTACTCATGGTCGTAATGTTGCCTCTCAGGTAACAAGTAGAGATATAAGTAAGATAGAGAAACCATTTAAACCAGGTAAAATGACAATGCGAGATTGGATGAAGTTTGTCGCTGAACACCAATTCACTTTAAACGAAATAGGAAGTGGAGTTGCATATGAAACTCTTAAAAGACAATATGAAGATAAGATACTATAAAGATATAAACGGTGCAAGATGGCTAGGTTTTGCTATAGCTATGGCGTCTGTTTTTATTTTATCATCTGCTAATATTTCTACACAATGGGTCGGTTGGTCTTTAAGTGTTATTGCTTGTATTATGTGGGTGTATTTTGGTTACAAAGATAGAGATTGGCCTAGAACTCTTATGGAGTTAATGTATATGATTTTAAGTATGAGGGCAGTTTACAACTGGTTGATAGTATGAATTTTGCTTGTGTATGTTATGGTCAAAAGTATTCATTAGAGTATGTACAAAAACTCTATAACATGGTGCAAAGAAACACCACAGTTGACCACAAGTTTTATGTATTTACAGACCATGTAAAACCACATAAAATGCTTGAAGGTGATATAAACATCAAACAATTTCCCATGTTAGATTTGCAAGGCTGGTGGAACAAAATGCAACTGTTTCATCCTGGTGTTTTAGAAGGCACCACTTTGTACATGGATTTAGATGTGGTAATTACAGGCAATATTGATTGTTTTTTTACACATGAACCAGAAGCTGATTTTGTTGGTATGAATGACTTTAATCCTCAGACAAAGATATTTAATTCAAGTGTATTTCGATTTAAACCAGAGGCCATGAAAGAAAAACTATGGCAACCTTTCATAAATGATAGACCAAAATGGTTGAGATATGCAGGTGACCAAAATGTTATATCAGATATAATCATTAAATACGATACAACCAAGAGATTTCCAGACGCCTGGACACAAAGCTATAAATGGTATGACCGAAAGGGTCAGAGATACCACAAAGGCAAATGGACCTTTGAACATAATGGCGAATCGTTGGTAACCGTGTTTCACGGACAGCCAAATCCACACGAATCTACTCAGGAATGGGTCAAAAAAGCGTGGATTTAGGCGGTTTAGAACAAAACCAGAACAAAAAAACTCCACAATCGTTACCAGGTCTCAAAAAAAACTTTAAAAAAAGTGAAAAAAGTGCTTGCTTTTGGCCCCAGGTAGTGTATTATATAAACATAATGAACGATAAAAAAGACTTACAAACCAGAATAAATCAGGCAAAGAAAAGAATGTGCTTGACATTGCTAGATATTTTTGGTATACTATTAACTCAAACAAAGGAGAATACACTATGGGTAAAGTAAAAAGTTGGGCATGGGATTGTGCCGAAGAACAAGTTGACGATATTATCAAATCTGTTAAACTTGGTAAAATGACTAAAGAACAAGCTGTTACTGAAATCAGTAAGGTTCAAAACTTAGAACTTCTTGGTATTGATGAATACAATGTTGAAGAAGTAATTGATATGGAGTTGGCTGCCTAATGACACTACTAGAACACATTAAAAATATTAACGCTAAGTCTAAAAAATGGATGGAAGAAAATCCAGGTAGTTGGGCTGGTATGGTAACTGAAGATATTAAGTATTGGAACGACCAAGGTATTTTTACTGTTGAAGACTATGAAAGAGATAGTCTAATTACTAGTGTGTATGAAATGCACAAAGACGCTTACGGTGTAAAAGGTAGACACTATAACTTTAAAGAAATGTCAAACGAACAATTACAAGCAGAATTAGACCACCTTTGTAAGGTGGCAAAAGAGTCAGCCGAAGAAGAAAAGAAATGGGAACAGGCTGCCTATCAATCATTTTTAAATAGAATTGCAGAAGCAATGAAACTTGGTGCAGATACAAAAGAAACTGCTATCAAATGGATTTTACAGGCTGAAGGCCTAGAGAATGAGAAAGACGCAGGTTATATTTGTTATCAACTTGGTCTAAGTTATGATTATGAACATTTATTTGAAACTAAACACTAGGAGGAACTATGATAATTAATGTAGGTGATACAATCAAAGCAAACCATGGTAGAATTGGTGAAATCATCAATATTGGTATTGCTACAGAAAAAAACGATATAGCGGCTGAAAATGAAACAGCCCTAAATGCAAAAACATATGATACAAGTTTAGGTTATACCGGCGCAGTTACATATACTTGCAACGGTGAAAGTCCAGTTAATGGCACATACTGGTGTTATTTTGACCAGATTGAAGACAATCTAACTGAAAAAGAAAAATCAGATGTTGATGTACAAATTAATTTAGATAACGAATGGTGGAAATAATATATGAAATATAATGAAGATAAAATCCTAAAAGAATGCCTTGACTATATTAAATCAACATATGGTCAACACTATGCTCAAGTAAAAGAGGGTGTTCAGGTGCAAGACTTGTTAAGGTCTTGTGGTATTGATAAAGATTTTTGCCAAGCAAATGCAATTAAATATCTTGCAAGATTTGGTAAAAAGAATGGTAGAAATAGGGCTGACCTATTGAAAGCTATTCATTACATTGTATTACTAATGAACTCAGAGGACCAAAAATGATTGAACAACTAAAATTTATGGATGACCTAAAAGAAATTCAGTTGATGGTGGAAGACCAACAACCCCGATACACCATTGTTGATACGATTAAAGATAAAATCGCAGGTTATCAGAAAGAGGTAGACGAATTTGATAAATGGGCTGAGGAGGAGAGTAAAAGACATGAAAATATGTCTGTTTCCGAAGACATTGAACAGGACGGCGGAGTGGAACACTTTGGATAAGATGTATAATAAGGGCTATACAAACACCTTCCGTAGCTTCGATTCGTCAATCCTGGCGCATCCTGGCGCTTCATTTTTTTCAAAAAGCGTTGGAAATCACGCTTTTTTTAAAGGCTTGCCATTTTTGGCGATTTATGATACGATTTCCACAAATTAACTAGTAACAAAGGACTATTATATTATGGCTACATTTGAATACACAAAAGAAATGCTTTACTCTGAATTTGAAGACGCTAAAGCTAAAGATATTAAACTATCTAAAAAGAAAACTTATGAAGAAAAAGAGAATGATATTCATAAGAACAGAATCAAACTTCTATCAGAATATGTTGAGTTAGAAAAGACCAATCCTGAAGTCTTTGATAATGTCAATATCAATTTCAAAAATTTATTGTTTGCATATCAACAACCAAATCCTAGAGATTACTTTTATCTAAAGGTTTTTGGTAAGACCTATTCACAAAAAGCGGCCGAAGATGCTGTGGTTGATGTCAAAGATTATGAAAAGTCGGATAAGGGTGAAACCTTAGAAGAAAAAATCGAGGCAATGGTTTAATGGCAATTATCTACACAAACAATTCTAGTGGTGCTATTCGTAGAGCGAGAAAGAAAAAGCCTACGAAAAGTTACCTAGAGGCTCTTGCTAAACATATCAAGTACCTTAGGTCTATGGGGTTTGATTGTGATGATAATGGTAGAATTAAATTGACAAAAGATGGTAGACACACCATTGACATTGCAGAAAGAACAATGCCATTTGAAAGAGAGAAGACTCTATCAGATGTACCAATGTCAAATAAAATTGGTTCTGGTGGTACTAAGCCAGACAATAGTTGGAAAATTGAAGCAAGTAAAAACTTCACAGTTGCTCCAGCTTACAACAAAGGTCCTTATATGGTAGTTGCCAAAGAGGACATTAAAACAGCGGGAAGGAAAGTATGAAGAAACTGCTAGTAATAACATTTGTACTTTTTAGTACAAGTGCATTGGCCAATCCTGTAAATACATTTACAAACTGGTTGACTAATGAAAAAAATGATATTGTAGAATATCAAAAAGAAAATTGGCAAAAAGGTAAAGACCAGCTTGCTAATACAAAACAATCAATCGTTAATTTATTTAAAAAGGTAACTAATGCTTCACAAAATTAGTGCATTTTGCGATAAGATTGACTCTGTGAAAAAGATGTCAGATGATTTAAGGGTGTTAAAGTATAACACCCCTAAGTCCAAAGAAAGAGATTTTAAAATACAAAATCTAATAGAAACCATACAGGCAGATTGTTTACTGTTGGCTAA